AAAAAGTAGAGATTTCAGAACTTTTCTATTTGACTTCCCCCAGCCTAAGAGCTACCTTTTGACCGAGGACAAGATTGGGGACGATAAAGACTCTGACCCTGAAAGCGGAAAACGCTGGTCCGTTTTAAATTTTTTAAGGAAAAAGCATGGGAAGAAAACCTAAAAACGCAATTCAAGAAGACCTTAGTCCAGAGCAAATTCTCTCCGCCTATCTAAAGGACAGAGAGGCGGACCACTACAATTTTGAAGCCGATATAGATTACAAGGTTTCCACTGGAAGCCTCTTGCTCGATATCGAAACCGGTGGAGGACTGGGGCCGGGACTTCATCGTTTTTGTGGGGTTAACGAAGGAGGAAAAACTTCAGAGGCTTTGGAGATTATGAAAAACTTCCTGTCCTCTGTGCCAGATTCCAGAGGGGTGCTGTTCAAAACCGAAGGAAGACTTACTCCGGAAATGAAAGTCAGGTCAGGGCTTAAATTTTGTTCGAGTTCCGAAGATTGGCAAGATGGAACCTGTTTTGTTTTCGAATCTAATATTTATGAAACCGCTTTCGATTTAATGAAAACGCTTATCCAGAGCAGCAAACAAACTGGAACAAAATACTTGTTCGTGCTAGATTCCGTGGATGGACTGCAAACAAAAGGAGATTCTGAAAAAGCTTTAGATGAGGCCCAGAAGGTTGCAAGTGGCGCAACAATCAGTTCTGTATTCATGAAAAAAGTGGCAACCGCTTTAAACAAGAGGGGCCATATGGCAATTTTCGTAAGCCAAGTCAGAGCGGACATACAGTTAGACCCTTATTCTAGAGCCCCTATGAGAACTACCTCCGCAACAGGAGGCAACGCTTTGCTTCATTTTGCCAATTGGATTTTAGAGTTCGAGAGACCCTATAAAAAAGATCTCATACTGGAACATGAAAAAGACGCGCCCGACGTTAGGGACAATAAAATTCTTGGGCATTGGGCCAAGGTAAGTGTTAAAAAATCCCCCAACGAAAAAACCGGTTACATATTGCGTTATCCAGTTAAAAGAGGTAGAGAGGGAGGTAAAAGTATTTGGATCGAAAAAGAGCTTGTCGATCTTCTCATACAGTGGGATTACTGTAAAAAGAGCGGCGCATGGATATCCGTAAATGAAACTCTCAGAGAAGAGCTGGCTCAAAAAGATTTAGAAATGCCGGAAAAAATACACGGCATGATGAAACTGTTTGATTTTTTGGAGGAAAACCCAAAAATTGTAGAATACCTTTTTTCCAAATTTAAAAATGTTCTTTCGGACCTGTAATGAGGCTTTTAAATGTAAATGGAAAATTAGTTAATAAAAACGTCTCCAAATTCAGAATAAAATGGAATGGTAAATCTGCATCTAAAATTCAATTTAAAACTAAACAGTTCCTTGAAAAATACTGGAAAAATCATATTGTTTACGAAGAGTTTCCTGTTTACGGAACAAAACTTAGAGTAGATATAATCAATTTCACAAAAAAAATAGCAATAGAAGTCAATGGCGGACAACACTACAATTTTAATAAATTTTTTCACGCAAACTCCAGAGTAAATTACCTGAATTCAATAAAAAGAGATTGGCAAAAAACAGAATGGCTCGAAATGAATAATTTTAAATTAGTAGAATTGGTCGAATCTGATATAGATAATTTATCTTTAGATTTCATAGAGAATAAATTCGAGATATTAATAGTGTAATCAATTATGTGGGTAAATTCAAAATACCTCAGTCTTTACTGCATCAGCTTAATGAATGCTCAAGTGGCGGATTTTTGCTATTTAACTTCGACGAAGCTGGAACGCCTCAAGTCTATATGATTGCTGACTCTGATATGCATTCTCTAGCTTTGGTGTCTCACGCTGAAGGTTACATTGATGCAGCTAAGTCTAACCACGTTCAGATGGCTTCAGATTCCTTAAAATCATTCGAAGAAAACGGAGAAGAAGAATTTCCAGACGAAAATGACGAAAACTGGTTAGATGATCTAGACGAATAGAAATGCCTGAAATATATTCCCTGCCGGTAGAGCGCCACGTTCTAAGCGGCTTAATAAAATACCCTAGTCTCTTTGCTGAATTAGATCACGTTATTACGGAAAGTGATTTTTTCGAGCAGAAGCATTATGTAATTTACAACATAATAAGAGACCTTCGAATAAAAAGCGATAAGATTGATAAGACTATCATCTCCCACAAAATTAATAACGTTGGAATATCCTTTATTGGAGAAATAGATATCTTTAATTACATCGAAAATATTTCTTTCATTTCGGTGACAGAAGAAGCAGCTTTCAAATCGGCTCAAGAATTAGTCAAGTTAAGAATAAGAAGAGAAATAATCCAATCGTCTCAAAATCTCAAAAGCTTCGTAGAAAAAAACGGGGAAAAGGAGATAGACGAAATAATAGCCGAGGCAGACAGAATTTATAATCAAAACATATCGTTATACGACCTAGAAGAAGCTCCGAAAAACGTTTTCGAACATATGGAAGAAATAGTTGAGGACATAGGCAATAATCCCCAAAGCGAAAACGGCCTTTTGACGCCTTACAACACTTTCAATAATATGTTCGGTGGTCTCAGGCCAGCGAATCTCTACGCGATAGCTTCAAGGCCGGGACAAGGTAAGACCACTTTCCTAAATGACATGGCCTATAAGACAACAGAGCGAAACAACATTCCTACCTTAATTCTAGATACGGAAATGAGCACATTGGAAATACAGCTTAGGATGGTCTCCAATATAACAGATGTTCCGCTTTGGTATATCGAAACCGGCAACTGGAGAAAGAATGAAGAAATGGTTGTTAAGGTCAGAGCAGCTTGGAGTAAAATAAAAAAACAAGAATACTATCATAAACACGTAGCAAACAAAAACATAGATCAAATATGCTCACTTATTAGGAGATGGAATCTTTCTAAAGTAGGCAGAGGCAATCAATGTTTAATATGCTATGATTATGTCAAACTTACTGGTGAGAAAATGAACCAGAATTGGGCAGAGCACCAAGCCATAGGTCAAAAGATAGATAAGCTCAAAAGAATATCAGAAGAAATCAAGGCTCCAGTATTCACAGCGATGCAACTCAACAGAACTGGAGAAAGTTTTGGCAGGAGAGGAGCTGACGTACTTGATGATAGCTCGGCTATAGCTCTTTCTGACAGACTCCAATGGTTCGCTAGTTTTGTTGCTATTTTCAGAAGGAAAACTCAAGATGAAATGGCATCAGACGGTACCGCTTACGGAACCCACAAACTTGTTCCATTGAAGACTAGATATCAAGGAAGAAATGCTTCTGGACACCAAGATTTAGTCAGGAGAAGGAATGAGGATGGTAGCGAAGGAGCTTGGGCTATCAATTATCTTAATTTTAATGTCGAAAACTTTGGTGTCACCGATAGAGGCTCCCTTAGAGATGTGATCAACAATACTATACCAAACGACCACGAACAAGGGAACGAAGAACCAGAAGCTGAAGAAATGTTGGTATAAAATGGAAGACCTAGAAAAAATATTAGTTGATATAGGTTATACTCTCATAGACAGAGGTAACGAATACAGAACAAACGCCCTCTACAGAGGGGGCGACAATAACACTTCTCTTTGCATCAGCAAAAAAGATGGCCGCTGGTACGATTTTAAAGAGCGAGTGGGAGGCAGGTTTGAAGAACTGGTAAAACTAACCTTAAAAATAGATAAAGCGGGAGTCGAAAAAATACTAGCCGATAAAAACCTATCCTCCCCAGTAACAATTATAAAAAGCCCAGCCGACAGAGAAAACAAAACTAAAGTATTCAAAAAAGAACAACTGGGCACTTTAGTTAAAGATCATTCTTACTGGGAAAGCAGAGGGGTGAAAAAAGAAACTATCAAAATTTTCGATGGGGGGATAGCTTTAAGTGGGAAAATGAAAAACAGATACGTCTTCCCAGTCTTTAACAGCAGGGAGCAGCTTGTAGGAGTCTCTGGCAGAACATTTAAGCCTGATGACCCCAGAGTAAAATGGAAACATATTGGAATCAAATCTAATTGGGTTTACCCGTTACAATGTAACTCGAAAATAATTAAAGAAAACAAAAAGGTTATTTTAATTGAAAGCATAGGAGACATGCTTTCCCTTTGGGATGCTGGCATAAAAAACACCATAGTCCTTTTCGGTTTAGATGCTAGTATATCGGTATTAAATACTTTGATAAGACTAAATCCAACCAAAATAAGCATATCCCTTAACAATGATAAAAGTTTAGCTGGTAATGAAGCCTCCATAAAACTTAAAAAGAAACTTAATAAATACTTTGACTATAATCAATCCGAAATTAAACTCCCAACTAAAAATGATTTT